TGGTTTTACTCTGGCGAAAAGAGTATTGAGAAGGTCATGGAGATTCTGAAAGACTGCATGACAGGTACGGATGCGTCAGAAGCCAAGATCCGGAGATATGCAGAAGATATTCTGCTTGGACGAGCTGCACTGAGAGGCAGTACAGCAGATGGCACGTATCACCTGGAAATATATGAGCCAGGGGAAGAGAAGTCGTTACCACGAAGTATGAATATCTGGAAAATTCCACAGTTAAGACGGGAAGCTGAGGAAAAACTGAAGGAAATGAATGAACAATTTTGTGTTGCGATGGAGCATCTTCCAGAAAGTGAACAGCGAGCAGTGAGGAGAGAACTTGGGATGGAAACGCTGGAAGATCGGGAGCAACAGCAGATTGATAATTTTTTAAAACGGATGATGGATGTTAAAGAGCATACTACCACAGATTATGGATGGCTGGAACCGGACGGCACTTTTCATGGAGTCGAGTGGGGAGAGCACCAGTGCTGGGCAGACAGATATGTGGAAGAAAATTTCCCGGAACAGTATGAAGAAATACTCGAAGCCGGGGACTGGCTTGTTGATAGAGGCTGGGTATTGCTTCACAACCCGTCACAGGGAGTTGCATTTGCAACAGGAAGCCTGGTAAGAGATATGACGAAAGCACAGAAAGAGTTCCTGTATGATTATTACACGGAGCGAGATTGCAAGAGAGAAGCGAATGAAATATGGGAGGAGTAAGTCATGGAGAAAATGGAGATTGTAGGAGAGATTAAGCATGAGAAGTCTGGGAAGAGAGTCATTGTTACAGAGGAAGACGTGGACGATATCATGTGTTCGGCACTTGAAGGAGGCATTACTTATTGGTGTGATTCAGCTAGAGTCCAAAAAGATAAGAGAGTAGCATCCTGGGGGCATGAGCAGATCGCCAGAGGAGGAGAGCTGAAGATTCATGTGTGTGAGCCGTTCGATGATGAAGACACAGAATGGTATACGCTGAACAAAGAAAAGTTCATGAAGGGACTTGAGATGTATTTGCATGATCCTAGATACGAATGCATTGAGAAAGACGTTAGCAACAGATACTATACGATAGATACGACTTGTATTGATGCTGGATGTGCAGATACGATCATCCAGTACGCATTGTTCGGAGAGGAAGTCTTCGGATAATTTTTTACCAGATGGTAAGCAAATGCGTACCATTGGTTAAGAAGCCTATCTTGAGGAATAACCGGTTCTAAAAGAACGAGCAGCATACATTTTTTTCAGAACCGGTTGCCTAGCGGCTAAAAAAGAAAATAAAGGTGGAAGGAGATAATATATGACATTAAATGAACAGTTGAAAAAGTTGATTGAAGAGAATACCACGCAAGCAGAGGTAGCAAAGAAGATGGGAATCCATCGTCAGACGCTGAATGATTCACTCAGAAGAGACATGAGACTCACGAAGTTTGAGAAGGTTGTTGATGCCCTGGGATATAAGGTTGTGTTCGTAAAGAAGTAGCATTGCGAGAGTGCTCAAAAAAATCGAAAAACTTGTAAAAACATTGCTTGACAAAGTAAGCAGATGCAGATTACGATAACGTCACGATAAACAATTACAAATCACAAGGAGGAAACGATATGAAATTTACAAAGAAAATGGTTGAGGTTATTGAAAGACAGATTGGCAGAAAGCTTACAGCAGATGAAATCGAAAGAGGAGCAGTTAAAGAGACAGTCAAGACTTGGAGCTCTTCAAAAGTCGTATCAATCAGAAGAGGGATGGACAAGAAATTACATATCGAAGGACAGTTCGTTGGCGATTCATATGTATATCAGAGAGCAACATTCAATGCACCGGATAAGAAATTCGAGCAGGCAGTTAGAGCATAAGGGGTAAGTGGGGAGGAACAGATCAGATGATGTATTCAGAGTTTTTGAAAGGAACTGGAGCACCGGAAAATTCAAAGACATACGAGCAGTTCTTGAAGATTGAGCAGATTTACATGGATTGCGATCACATG